AAATATCTGGGATCACCGTCCCGTTTGCCGAAAATTTTAGAACAACAGGTTTGACACTTTAGCACGTTAAAGTGTTAAACTTCACCGCGTTAAAGTGGTAACGTGTGGAAGAATATTGTTAAAAATTTCACGGAGGGGTGTTCGAGAAAGTGTTCGATTATATGTGAACAAAACATGTCACAATTATTAACAACATATGAATTAAAAAGAATCAATAACATCTACACATGAAATTAAAAAATATCAGTAGACAAAAAATCAAACCATGGTATTATATAGATGTAACAAGAAAGAAACAAACATCAAACGCAAATAAAGAAAGTGAGGATTGAAACAATGACATTTAATGAAAAGAGAGAGTTAATTTTATTAGCTGAGAAAAATATCAAGAGTGGGAAAAATGTGTCAAAAGTTGAAAGTGAAGATGTTAAAAAGATGATGAAGAAAATTGCCGCTAACGCGGTATCTATAGGACTATACAATTTTAACAGTTTTGTCATTTCGCACATCAATGATGGAGATTTTACAACAATAAAGCAAGGATGGAAAGACGCTAGAGTTGGGATGGTAAAATGTTTGGCAATAATCAATAATGAGGGTGAAGATCTTATAGACATTTTAGATCTTGAAGAAATTGAAGACGCGGTGCGTTTTACACTCTTTGAATTAGAGGGGGAAGAACATGAAGGTTAAACCGATTAAAAGGATCAACATTCCAGATTCTACTCGAATAAACTTCGTTGACAAGCGCACCACCATAAAGGAGACTTTATCAGATGGAACAATCAATTTTTACGACCTCGATTCTTCTCTACTCTGTGAGGGGTATTTCACAAACCAAATTAGAGGAGAGTTACAGAGAGTGGAAACAGAGAAAGTTGTCTATTATACTTTCACTTTTAACAATGGCGACAAAACGCACTATCGCAACTTTTACACGTTACGAGCTAGACTATAACTTCTATTTATCTGGTATACCACCGTAGACCATAACACAACACACAATATAATGATAATACTACATAACATTACACTTCAAACAAATAACACAAAAAGGAGATTTTAAATTATGAAAAATTTTGAATTAGTAGCTGGAAAAGAATCATGTGTAAAGCTTGTAAAAATCAATGGTACAACCGCCCTTGCGAAAGACGCAAAACCATATGGAAAACTACTGGGAATTGTAAAAGGCACTGATGACGAAACAGGAAAAGAAACTTACTATCTTTGCATGAAAACAGATGAGGGAATTGGAATCTATGCAACAGGCGTAAAGCGTGAAATTGACAAGATTGTTGATCTCTTTGTTGATGCTGATGCAGATGGAGAAGATTTCATTATTCAGTGTACAACAGGGATTTCAAGAAAGTCAAATCAAACTTTCTTTAAAATTATGGTAGTGATGATTTAAAATTGTAAACGGTCAACAGTGCGGTTGACACCAAATAATAGAACGGAAACTAATCAAGTTTGTTCGTTTTTTTTGCATCTGCTAGGGGACTGAAAAGTCCCCTTTTTAACTCATAAAATGTTAATAATTTATTAACAAAATATCTTATATTTGTTTACAATTACATGTTAAAATAAAAGAAAAAACGAAAGTGAGGTAACAAATATATGTATTTGGAAAGCCAATTATTAGAACTTCAACACGCTATTGTCTTGAGAGCACTTGATGATATTAAAACACCTGTTTTGAGACTCAAGTATTACAGAGAAGTTAGAGAATCACTCGAAGTATACGCTCCACTCTATCACATGACGGCAGATGAAATGATTCAAAGCGCAATCGCAAGCGGCTACATCGAGCCTTTTACAGAAAGAGAGGTAGAGGAGTATGGCAAGTAAGCAAAAAGAGCGTGTTGGCGAAGTCCAACGCGCAAAAGGGATTTTATACGACGTGTCTAATGGAAAGTATGTGCTGCTCAAGAAACACTACACAAAAGATGAATCGCTTCTGTTGCTCAGAACTTTAGGCAAAAGAGCGCAAACCAGACTTGCAACCCTTAAAGAATATTTCAGCGAACGCGGTAAACGTTATACTGGGGAAATAAATCCTATCTATGATAGATATAAAGGGTTCGATATTAAGTATCAAGGCTTATCCTTGCAAGCGATTCAGAAAAAAGTATCAACCGCTATCGAGATATTAAATGCTAAACAATCCACTTACACGGGATATAGACAGCTACAAAATAAAGCATACCAGAAAATGATAGAGAATCACCCAAAACTCAAAAACCTATCTTTTGAAGATTGGAAGAAAATGACAACATATATGGGTGCCTGGCAATCAGCTCATGAGGGTGAGCAGTATGATAGTGAACAGCTACTTGCTTATGCTAACTGGGCTGGAAATACACTAGGCAGTGGTTTCGATGGTTTAGTGGCAATGAATCCCGAAGATGTTGACCTTGATGCATGGTTTTTAGATGTACAACGTGAAGGTAGTTCCGGAGAGTGGTTATCTCTTGATCAAGATTTTGACGACATTTAAGGAGAGGTGTAAACAATGGCAAAACGAAAAGAAAAAATTTCATATTGTAAAAAGTTTCTTTGTTTTGACATTGAAACGACTCATGAACACATAGCAGAAGATTGTGATATAATCTATACATGGCATTGGTCGGTGATGGATAGCGACTATAACTATAATACATGCTCATCATGGTCAAATCTATACGACTACTTTCATAATCAATACAGAGAAATTGCGACTCAAGGCGAAAACCGCTTAATCATATATGTACACAACTTATCATATGAAATGGAAGCTATAATTAGAAACCTTGAGGGTCACACAATGACAGGCGGTTTTTATATGGACACTCACGAACCGTTATATCTTATTATAGACGATGTTTTGGAATTTAGATGTAGTTACAAGCTTACTAATAAAGGTCTTGCGGCTTGCGGTAAAGACGTAGGACTTGAAAAGCTTGAAATGAACTACAAAGATATCGTAAAACCAGGGGAGAAGTTGCCGCAAGATAAGGAACGTTACACATATCGAGACGTTGAAATTATGGTAGCGAAAATTCACCAACTGGAAGAACAGGAAAATAAACCGTTTTATGAATTTCCATATACAAATACTGGTTTCTTGCGTGACGAACTTCGTGCCATTATGAAAAAAGATGCAAAGTGGATGAAGATGTTTCGCAACACCTCACTTGACTATGATAGGTATGTAATATGTCGGAAAGCTTTTATGGGCGGCTACACTCACGCTAATTATATGTACGCGGGGCAAATAATGGAAAATGTGGATAGCTACGATTTTGGTAGCGCGTATCCGTTCGCCATAGCGACAGAAAAATTTCCTGTTGCACCTCTCAAGCGTTTACCAAACGCGAATATTTACGACTTAAAACGCTTACTCAACACAGACAATTATCTTTTCATCTGTACAATTACAGCAAAAAACGTTCGCGCAAAAGGTACAATGACATATTTATCATCATCACATTGCGAAGTGTCAAGTGATAGCGTTTTGGATAATGGTAGAATATTCAAAGCTGAAATGATAAAGACGACATGTACTAGCCTAGATCTTGCAATCATTTTGCGGATGTACAAAATTGATGCAATCCGCGTAGATGAATGCTACTATTGTAGAGCTGACTATTTACCATCAGGAATTGTTTGCACAATGTTAAAGTATTACAACAACAAACAAAGTTTAAAACATGTAAAAGGCGAAGAATTAAACTACGCAAAAGCAAAAAACCGCGTAAATTCCTTTTATGGTATGTTTGTGCAAGACCCCATTCACGATGTTGTTACACTTGACGGCACGAAGTGGACTTTAGACCACTGTGCTATCACAAACAAAGAGGAAATTTCCGCACAGCTTGAAAAATTTTACAAATCTTTTAGAAGTTTCTTACCTTATCAAATAGGCGTTTTCATACCCGCGTGGACACGCTACCATTTAATGCATGATATAGTGTCGAAGATTGATAGAAATGTGCTCTACTGTGATACAGACAGCGCGAAAGTTATCAATCGAGAGGAATGTTTAGACGTAATAAACGGATATAATGACTATGCAAAATATAAAATTGACTTAGCTATAAAACGCTATGGATTAGATTATAAACTACCAGATTTAGGAGTTTTTGACTATGAAACTGAAGAAACTGGTGCATGGTTGAAATTTAAGACTTTTGGCGCGAAGAAATATATATATCAAGATACTGATAACAAATTGTATATGACTGTATCTGGACTCTCGAAGAAAGCCGTAAATTATCTTACGTCAATCGAAGATTTTGAAGTTTTTACCACTTTTGATGCAGACGTGTCGGGGCGTACAATATCACACCCGACTACAAACGCAATCGAAACATATGACAATGGCGGTACATGGATAGAGGACACTACATATACTCTGTCAATCAGTCCAGAATATGGAGCTTTGATTGGAATAGACGTTTATAGCATCAAGCCGACAATAATAACAAAAGAGGGGAAAAAAGAGAACACAGATAAAGATATAAGTAAACGTTTAGAAAAGTTTACGGTAAAAACAAAACACTTATCACCAATAATCTTAGAGAAGATAGGAGAATAATAGTATATGGAAATAGAAAACTTATATATAACAGTAGGTGACGAAACCTATATAAATATTCCATCGCTGTACACTTTAAACGCAGACGTTTATATTGTATTTGGTGAGCGTTCCGCGGGTAAAACATACTCAGTTTTCAAGGGGTTGTTTGACGACTATAACGAAACAGGCGCACAATTTGTATACATGCGTACACGCGAAGATTATCTTATCCGTGGTAGAGCATGGGGTGCAGTCGCCAACATCAAGCCGTATGTTGAAAAAACGCTATGGAAAGAAGAAGCGAACTTGAATTACTATAGTGGTGTTTACCGCAAACAAGAATTAGGACGTAACAATAAATGGGTATACTCACCATGTGGCTATAGTTCTTCAATAGCTTCATGGATGAAATACAAAGGTAATGGATACGATAGCGTTAAAACTATATTTTTAGATGAATTTATCGAAGATGTTGACACTACTACAATTATACCACTTTCCAGAAATGAATTTTTGAAAGGTTATAGTCAACAGCTTTCAACTATAGTTAGAAGAAGAAAAGATGTTAAAATTGTAGCATGTGCAAATAGTATCAACCCCAAAAGCCCTCTGTTTGATTATTATAACATTGACGCACGTAAACTAGAACAAGGAAAAGTTTACATTTTCAATCGTAAACTTGAGGATGGCGATGCACTAAAAATTTGCGTTTTGTATACAGAACCGCCAAAAAAAGCGCACGTGTCGAAACATCTAGCTGTTTACGAGTCCCAAACAAACGACATGACTATAAACGGAGCTTGGCAAGAGGAAGTCTATCCGGAAATTTTTAATCACTTGTCATGGAAATGGTACGCGGAGTTGACGGTGAAAACCAACCGTGTCTATATAGCAGATTTTGGAATAACAGTCATTTTTCCAGAAAAACAACGTTGTCCAATGGTAATTGTAGACGGTAAATATAAATCAAAAAACAATATACTTACAAATGAGCTATATTTACCGACAACTCGAAAATTGATAGAATGGATGCTATATTATAAACGCACTTCACAAATCTGTGCAAGTTCAAAAGAGGCAAGCGAAAAATTTAATGACTTAATCAAACGTGTACTTATTGACAGAAATTAAATATATGTTAAACTATAGTTAGGGACTACCAGACAGACCGCGAAGAACGGGGTAGTTGTGCAAACTGTCAGCACGGGCGTGGAGACACGCCCACCTTTTTAGAAAGTGAGGTGTTGTGATGGATGTAAGTGCAGTTACACAGATAATTACAAGTGTAGGCTTTCCGATCTGTATGACGTTAATCTTGTGTTACTATATCAAGTACCAGACAGACGTTCATAAAGAGGAAACAAAAGAGTTGACAAATGCTATTAACTCACTGAGGGAAATGATATCAGAGATTAAAACAAAATTGGAAGATGAGGTGAAAGAATGACATATTATGAAGTTATCAAAAAAGCGTTATTTATGTTTTATCACCGTGATGAATATGCATATTTTTACGGTGCAAAAGGGCAAGTCCTAACCGATGAAGTGATGAACACTTTAATCAGCCTTGAACCAGCGTATTTCTCGAAGTATACAACGCAAGAGTTAGCCGCTTATAAAGCGTTCTCGCGTGGTAAAATTGGATATGATTGTAGCGGTTTTGTCTCCGCCGTTGTAGGTGTGCAAAATTATAGCACTGGACACTATCATGACGGAGCAGAAAAGACTACACCGCTTCTAGGAACAGAAGGAAACGGATTGTATTCATCTTTTGGCGGTAAAGGTAGACATGTTGGAATTGACATTGGCTATGGTTTCTTTCTGCACATGCCAAAAGAGGGGCACACTATCGAACTTGGCAGAATCGCAGAATATGAATGGGAACACAGTTTCCACTTTGCTAATATTAACTATGAGGGGGCGAAAGCATGATTGATATTGAAAAGATGGTAACTACTTTAAACATTCCAGACGGCATGACGGTTGATGAAATGCGAAGAATTGTTGTTGATGTGCTTGACATGGCGAAAGCTTCAAATGAAGCTGAGAAAGCCATTGCGACAGAAAACGCAACACTAAAAACGGAAAACGACAGACTCAGCAAGCAGAACTTGGAGCTGTTCAACCGTGTCACAACTACCATTTCTCCGTCCACAAAACTTAAAGAAGATGAGGAAGAAGAAAAAGAGGAAGTCACAACCGATGATATTTTAAGCTATTATAGTTAATGCTATAGAAAGTGAGGTAGAAAATTATGGCAAAAACAACAAAACCGCTGTCAAGCGCACAGCGCGGAGTAAATCTTTTTAACGATGCGAGAAAGAATTCCTCAAACGAATACATGAGGGCAACAGGCGAAGTTACCGTGGCAACGTCAATTTCTCACGCAATGACACCAATCGTAAAGTATGCACCATTTATGAACGAGTTTCTGCACTATGTTGTAAACAAGATTGTCATTCAGTCCGTTGAATCTAAGATGTATACCAATCAGTATGAAATGTTGAAAAAGGAAGGTTTTCCACTTGGAACCGATATGGAAATGAATTACGTCAATCCTGCCATGGGGCGTGATTATGATATTGCTCTTGGAGCAACGCTTTTACAAGTTACAAAACCAGACGTTAAAACTTGTTATTTCCGACAGAATCGTAGACGTCAGTTTCCAGTAACAATCCCGCGTGAACTTATGGAAGGTGCTTTCACGTCATGGGAGCAGCTTGACAGTATGGTGACAGGCATGGTGACAAGTCTTTTCAGTGGGAACGAGATTGAGGAAGAAAACCTTATCAAGAAGTTGATTCAGACTTCTGTTAAAAACAACGTAGTAGTTAAGAAGGAAATTGCATGGGATGATGCAGACCCCGCCGCTTCTTCTATCGGCTTTATCAAGGCAATCCAGAAGATTGCGCTTGATATCACACATGCTTCAAGCGACTTTAATAATTATCAGGCATATGCGAAAGCACAGGGAATTGTAGACGCAACACCTGCAATTACTTGGACCCCGTCTGACAGTCTCTATCTGTTTGTAAGAAGTGATGTGCTTGTCAATTGCAACGTTGAAACATTAGCAGGAGCTTTCAACATGAGTAAAGCAGACCTTGTTGGACGTGTGACACCTTTCCCTAACTTTGATTATCTCGATTTCGATTCACCAGTTGACACAGCAACAAAGTATTGGACAACTATCAAGGATGACCAAAACATTCTTGCAGTACTTGCAGATGTTAATACTTTCGAGTACCGCGACAATCTGAGTACAAGCGGTGACTTCTACAATGCCGCGGGAATGTATCAGAATCAGTACTTGAACGTTTGGCAGACATACGGCATTAGACCGTGGGGAAATGCTGTTGCAATTTGTAAACAGGCATAAATAAAGGGGGGATTTTATGACAACTGTATACTTGTTTGATTCGCCATTTGACGACAGCGGTAAGCATTTGTTAATCCCAACAGAAAGAAACGCTGAGGGGTTTTTAAAAGAACTTCTCAGCGTTCTTCCATATAAACGCTACGATAATGTAACGTGGGAAAGACAGGGGCAGACGTTTCGTTGTCCTGTTAGAGCAGATGAAATTAAACGCTATAACTACATGGCATATCAAAATGAATCAAGACTTGAATTTGCATATATCATTGATTATCAGTACGTAAACAATAAATTGACATATGTAAATACATCTGTTGACTACTGGGCAACCTATATCGACAAATTTACATTCCATCCATCACCAGTCATGAGACAACACCCCGCAAGTGACGGGCTTTTTGCAAACTTTTACCCCGAACCCACACAAGTTGACAGGTGGGAAATTGCGCGAACTGAATATGGTTTTTCAAAAGATGATGATGATGATTCTGTTTACCTTATGACAGCTAATAATACGGACACTTACGAAAACCGTTCTAGTGATTTCTACGCGGCAATTGCAAATTTCGCCATGGGCGACTATGGACAAATCAGCAATTTCTTCTCGTTGGTTAGTGTAAATCCTTGCGAATGTGGCGGTATAGTCCAAAGTAACACAAGTAAGCTGTCAAGAGCACAAGCGTTAGAAGTAGTTAAACGCTATGCAAAGTGTGGTAGACAAGAAGACATAATTGGAGCATATCACGTGCCAAAGTTTTTTGCCACTGACATAAGCGGCGAAAATCTTGATAAGGTTGACAATAGAACAGGAGAGGTTGAGTTGGTGCAATCGTTTGTTGAAAAACCTTTGTGGAATAAGCTTTACACTTCCCCACAATTTAACAAGTTAACAGTCAATTGCGGTGGAAGTGCTAAAGAATATGATTTTCGTTATTTTGATGAGTCTGCACTACTTGCCAAAAAATTTAAATTCAAGTGGGCGGCTAATCAATCGCAGTTGGGCGGTATCGTTATAACACCAGAGCAATACGGAAACGGAACTAATGGCGACTATTCGCTTGCAAGTAGTACGTGGGATAGTGTGCAACTTTCGACTACACAGTTAAACAACAGCGGTGTTATGCGCGACTTTGGAAATTTTGGTGTTGCGTCAATCGGAAATCTTTTTTCACTTGACATTAAAGGTGAGCTTCAAGCCGCGGAAACTTTTGCAGAAAATTTGGGTGCAAAATTCGAGGAATCAGACCTTACTATTGGCAACCCAACAGGCACAATTGCAATGTATAATGCGCTTTTCCCTATGATATCTGTCGCGTGGTATTATCCGTCATTGCAAGATATAAAAAAGTTTAACAACTATTTTTGCATGTACGGCTACAACTACAATGGCAGTCTTGCCGACATTGTAATTGATTCTTTACCAATTGTCAACTACGTACACACAAGCGGTGCAATCATCACCGCGGAAAACGCACCGCAAAACGCAATTGCATACATGGCAAACCGTCTTGATAGTGGTGTCTGGTTTTGGCATGGAATCGGAAATTACAAACACACTGATAAAATCTTAGAAAATCATTTTCCAGAAAGTGAGGGTGATTAAATGGCAACATATATTGGAGAAGCGTCAAAAGATGAAAACGGCAATCTTTGGGGCGGCAGAGACGGAGATCAAAACGGACTTGAAGTCCGCGTAACAGGGTGGTTTCCGCAAACTGGAGACGGTAGGCGCTGGGACTGGATTGCACGTATTCGCAACCGTCCAGACGTTGCCCGTGCGATTGCTACGCTTATGATAGAATCATGTGATAATCAAAATGTTGGATATAACCAACATAGACGGGAAACTTTTACAAATGAGTGTAGAAAAGTTGGGTGGAAGCCCAAAGATGTTAAAGTACCTTGTGCTACTGACTGCTCTGCTTTAGTTGCATGTATATTAAATTGTCTCAATATTCTAGTAAGTACAAGTATGAATACATACAACGAACTAGAACAGCTAAAAAATACAGAGCTATTTGACATATTGTATGACAGTAAATACTTGACAACTGGTGATAACTTGCAAGTTGGCGACATTCTACACATGCCTGGTCACACTGCTATAGTTGTGCAAAATTCAGAATCGACACAACCTGTTCCAGAAGAAAAGAAAGAAGATGAACAAGTAGGCGCTCGAATGTGGATAAATTGGCAAGTTTTTGAGTCTGGTAAAGAATATTCTGACACTAGTGGTTGGTATATAAACGGAGATAAGGGTAGAGCATACGGGCGATATCAGTTTGATTATCGTTATGGACTAGTGCCTTTTATGCAATTTTGTATACAGCACTATCCTACTCTTTTTAGTGGCTTTCAACCATACATTGATTTGGGTGTCGGCAACGAGCAACTTGTCAGCAACAGCGGTTTAAAACAGCTTTTCATTGACTATACAAACAACCACTTAGCCGAATTTTCAAAAATGCAAAACTGGGCGATGTTTAATAACTATTATAGTTTGATTAGAAGTGAGATACAAAAACATTTAGGCTATGACGTTTCAAACGTTGGAGCGTATGCCGTGGGAACTGCCGCAAGTATTGCAATTCGTGATAGTGGATACTGGGACGCTGTAAAAGATATCTTCACGGGTACAACAGGAAAAGAGACAGAAAGTGATTGGATAAAATTGGTCATGGCACGTCAAAACGCTAAAACGGGTGCAAATGACGGCAATCGTTGGACAACTACACAGTATAACCGCGTCTTTGCTGACATGGCATCCCAAACAGGAGTTATCCAAATTGGTGAAGGTACAATTTCAGACTCAGACTCAAAAGCCCCCGTCAATCCGGCTGGTGGAAATGCTGGAAGTGCAACAGGTAGCGGTACAACTGAGGTTGTGCAACCAACAACACCGCCCCCACCAATAGGGGGAATTGATGCTAGAAGTATGTTTTGCCCGTATTGGTCTTTAAAATACTTTGCGAATGTGCTACCACTGAAAATTGGTAATTGACAATGACGGTCAATATGGTAAAATGAGGGTGGAAGGCTGAGGGCTGAGGGGTGTGGGGTGAGGGTGAAGGTGAGGGATAAATGCTCAATGTTCCACGTGGAACGTTGCTTGTAGAAAGTGAGGTGTTTGAATGGCTAAAAGAAATACCAAAAATCGGAATACACAAACGGAAAATCTTTTAACTATCGGTTTGTATTATACTTTCTTGCGTAGGATTGCCGTTGATGCATGGACTTTTGAGGGATTGCCGTTTGACGATGATGACGTTTACAGACATGCAAATAACATTTTGAATGAAAATTTTGTGTTAGGTAAGCTTGGGGGACTATGGAAAGAAAATGACTTTTACGTTGTTGGCGATTGCGTAGCGTCTAGTTCACGCACATGGTACGGGGGTTCGACTATGTATCAATGCAAGACGTTTGTAAATGTGGTTAGTAAAGACTTGAGTGAAGTGGCTACTTTAACGGCTAGCTTATCACCGTTTACAGATTATGACATTGTTTCCATTGACGGTCTATGTCGACATTATGCCGCGTTGCTATACGAATGTGACAGGTGTATAAACGTGAATCTTAAAGCACAGAATACACCCGCCATTCTTAATGCACCAGATGGTCAGGAGCTAACGTTTGCCAATATGTATGAGGAAATTGCGGGTCATAAGCCTGTTGTTTATACTAGAGATATGTCACCGCTTAAAAGTCAGTATGACGATATACGTCAAATCGTCTACCAGACACCCGCGCCATTTGTTGCGGGAAATGTTGAGCAGTTAAAGTCTATGTTAATGTCGGATTTTATGTTTATGCTCGGTGTCAATGGCAGAACACAGTCAAAAGTTGCACAGGTTTCGAGCCTTGAAGTGATGCAAGACGCGCCTACACTTATGGTTTTAAGAAATTCTTATGAACAGGCGAGACAAAATTTCTGTGATCAATGCAACAAAAAATTTGGGCTTAATGTTACGGCTACGTTTAATGACTCAAATATTGGTGATGTTGGTTTACTTGACCAATTCAGTGTCATGGACACAAACAGAGAGACAGTGAAGGAAGTTAAGAACAGCGGTTTAGAAGCTCAAGAAAGTGAGGGTGAGGATAATGACAATTCCAATGATTGACACTAATTTTTTGGACAATGATAAGTATTGGTATGATGTGGGGGCGGCTTATACGCTCCATGTCTATGATATTTTGCAAAATTCGCAAATTGGAAACGACAGGAAATCGAACAAAAGCTTGTTTGATAATTATGATTTTGCGGCTTTTGGGCTTGACGATTATCCGCTTTTCAGTGAGGAGTTTAGAAAGCCTATTAACGATATGATCATTCGTCATTTTCTGGAGTGGGAAATTGGTTATGAGACAGACTTTCTTTTCCGAGAGCACATGAGAGGTGACATGGCGCGAATTATGCCCGAACTCAATATCAAGCTTAAGGCAAGGTTTGAAGCGTATACCGCAAAGAATATGTTTGAAACGGACAACAGCAAAAACGTTCATACTTCCGATGATTGGCACAAGTTTCTTGACACACCGCAAGGGCAAACGGATTTGCTCGATGACAACTATCTGACAAATGTATCAAAAAATCATGTGGATGATAGCACAACTCACACGGGGTCAAGCGGAACAGCCGCGTCTAATGCACAGAGCTACACGACAGCGGTTTGGGATTTTGAGACGGAAATTTGTGATAAACTGAAACATAATTTTTTGGGGCTTTTTAGGTGATTGACGAAAGCGGAACTTGTGTTATAATGTGAGTAGAATTATGAAAGTGAGGTGTAACTATGGCGAATATACCTATTATCAATCCGCCTGACAAAGAGCATTTGGGCTTTTGTTGGCATCATCAATTTACGATTCCTTTGCTTTTTGATGATTGCTTAAGCCTTTTGCAGAAAGTTTGTGCGCTTTGGGCGAAGTTGAATGACGTTATTGACGCATTGAATGAATTTAACAATGAATTTAATGCTTGGGCAAAAAGTGTAGAAGAATCGTTAAAAGATTTGTATGCAAAGTATGAGTCACTTGATACTAGAGTAACGAATATCGAAAATGAGTTACAGTCTATCCAAAACGAATTGACTAATATCAAAAATGACATTTCAAATATTGAGCAACGTTTAGACAATGTTGAAAACAGATTAACGACTGTTGAAGGTGATATTACAAATATTGAGCAACGTTTAGACAATGTTGAAAACAGATTAACGACTGTTAAAGGTGATATTACAAATATACGGCAATCAATTTCTAATATTAACGAGTCAATTGAGATTTTAGAATCTGACTTAACCGCGTTAGAAACTAGGGTGAAAAAGTTGGAAGATTTGTTGAAGAATCTTAACATCATTCCACCTCAGACAATTCTTGATTTAACCGACAATGATTCAGTCTGGGCGACCGTTTGGGGTGCATGGTGGGACTGGTTTTGCACAAATGTTATTGACTTCGCAAGCGGTGACAGTAAATCAAACTGGGAATTATCCAACAATTTAAAATGGCATGACACAGTGACAAAACCGAAACGAACTATTCAAATAGGCTATTTAGGTCAACCTGTTGCTCTTGTAAAGTTACCATTCATTGCGGTACGTAAAAGCGTTTGGACTTCTAAACCAACCATTCCACAAATAAATGCCGTTGCACCAAATTTCAAGGCTGATGCTTTATATCCCGCTAATGGTTTTTTCAACCTTACATTAACACAAGAGTTTGGGTACACGATGGATGAAGTTAAGCTTATGACAAGTTACATTCCTTTTTTAACTAAAGACAGTACCATTGTTAAAATTGATAATAAGTGGGCATATACAAGTTTTGCTGTACAAGCCGATGTACGTTTACAAATTCCAAAAACTGGAACTAATGCAAAACTTGCAATTGTGCCACAAAGCATTACCTTAGCGGCTGTCCCAAATGCGGAAGATGTATCAATTGCAACAGCCTGGGATTTATATATTTATTGTATCGCTGAGAATGGTTAATTAGAAAGAGAGGTATTATATATGGATTTATTGAAATATTTAGAACCAATGAAAAAAATTCCAGAACGTTTTTCAAATCTTGCGTTTTGGCGTGGGGTGAGAACGCTGAGGGATGAGGTTGTAAATGCGTTCGAGTATGTGGATAGTTGGGGGGAGAGCGTTGAACATGATATATCATCATTACAGAAAACAAAGATTGTACGATATGCTAGTGAATACATTGATGATCGCCCCACTGTGAGCGTAGTTTACAATCGGGATGACCATTATTGGCGTGGAAACGTTGGCAATATTTCAATTGGAAAAGGAGATAATGATATTGTTATTCCTCTGGGGTTCACATTCAAGGCTTATAAAGCAGATGGTACATTTGGTACTCACATTTTTTTACCTTTTGGAGATTGTATTATTGATACCACACCTGCTAAGACTATTACATTGAACAATATTCATAGCACCAATGTGACATATAATTTCAATAATGATCCGCTTATTGCGAAAGAGATTTATATATACGGCTATGGCGTGAAGTTCGGACCTTAATAAATACAGCCACCATTTGGTGGCTGTATTTTTTTTGTTATTTGGTTGGGAATGTGATTTCCAGAAGATATGCAAGGGATGTTAAGACAAATGACATGCTTATAAGCTCTTTTGAGGTTTCAACCTTTTTTAGTTCTGTGACGTAAGCTTTTAACATTCGCTGTGCTGTTTTATCCTTGCCGTATTTGATAACTAATTCTGAAATTTCATCATACATCTGGTTTTTCTGTTTTGTGGTTAATGCATCCATGGTCAATCCTCACTTTCTATTCGCGTGATACTTCAATTACGGTTAATCCCTGTACATTGCCAAATTGTGACATGTAGCTTTTTGCCAACGCTACCGCGTCTTTAGCGTTGTAAGCTTGATTTTCAATGTATTCAAATTTTACATCATCCTCAGATGTGTCAAGATATGCAAGTGTTACATAATACTTAAATTTTTGTGTCATTTAATTCTCCTTTCACCCAGTATTCGATAGTCATGTAATTGGTTGACCGTCTGCCTTTATAGAAACATGGTCTTGTGCGAACTACGCCTTTTCCATACTTTCCATTATATGCGTGTACGGTTGAGCAACCTTCATTCATATAGCCTGGAACGTCTGCACATGTGACATAGTGCAAGCCGCGTCTGTGACAATAATCACGGGTGTCATCTAATAATGCGTTCATTTCTGGTACATTGTCGATTGTGTTGCGCTTATAAATTCCATAAAGATTCATATTTACTCCATTTCTCACCGTCAAGCCGTTATGACAGCTATGATATTATTTTAATATGTTAAAGTTGGTCTACTATATCTACGTGATTCATGTAAGCCCATCGCGGGTTCAACATATGAACTCCATACACCATTGACGACATTTGACATTGATAATTGTAAATCTAAGTATTTGCGCATTGCATAAGATATTTCATTATCATAATATTTTGATACCATGTCGCGCATGAATTTGCGTGCTCTAGCTTCATACGTATGCCCTGTTTTACACTTACTTAAGTCTACTAACGTTCGCTTTAGTTCGCGGTGCGCTTTAAGATATACCTGTCTCTTTTTATCTAACATGTCAAAGTCGATATTTGCAAGGGTTGCAAGGCTAACGTGATGCCATTCGGGATTGATAATTGCTTTATATCGTTTCCATGTTGTTCTACATGTCTGAGTCCCACCGCATCTGTTATGTTTTCTATCCGCTTGACAACAATATGCAATAGAACACTTTTTAACATTCGGGATTTCTTCAGTTGCTTTTGTATCTTCAGCTTCTTCAGTTGCTTTTGTTTCTTCGACTTCTTCGATTTCTATATGACAATCGTATATCATTTCATCAATCAAATTTTTTATTGTGTGATTAAAAGTGTCCTTATGAGATATAATCATACCATTATCCTTGATGTAATACCACAAACCTGTTTCATAATCCTTATATAGCACTTTTGTAATCTGCACATCATCCTTGATAAATACAACGTTGATATGTAATTTCATCCATGACGTAGTTGTTGTAATCTCAGAAATTTCAAGACCGTCAAAATGGAATGTTAGGAGTTCTGTTTCAAGCTTTCTTGTGATCATATTCAAATCGTTTTTCTGGTTTATCATATTCTTACCTTTCTTCAAGTCTTTCCTTGACGTCTTTGTTTTCTTTTCTCTTTCTAATTATATTATAGCAAATATCAGAATATATACAATGATATAATTTAACCTCTTATCAGAATATTTCTTGATCTTTAATAGTTCATAGTTTGTTAATAATTGTGACATGTTTTGTTCACATATAATCGAACACTTTCTCGAACACCCCTCCGTGAAATTTTTAACAATATTCTTCCACACGTTACCACTTTAACGCGGTGAAGTTTAACACTTTAACGTGCTAAAGTGTCAAACCTGTTGTTCTAAAATTTTCGGCAAACGGGACGGTGATCCCAGATATTT